TACAGTAGCTGATCTTCAAGCAAGTGCGTTTTTAAGAATTTCTGGCTGTTATTCAGTTTAAGGAAACTAAATGTCATTAACTAAAGTTACTTACTCAATGATTCAAGGCTCTGCAATCAACGTCCTTGACTACGGTGTTCTTGCAGACGGTACTACAAACAACACTACTACGCTTGCGGCTGCGCTTGCGGCTGTGCCAACAAACGGCACTTTATATTTTCCTGCTGGGGTTTATTGTGGCTATCTGCTTTTGCGTAGAAGCGACATTACTATTATGGGTGACGGTAGTGCATCAACTATTTTAAAACTACCCAACAATTGTCCAGCAATTACAGTTCCGCATGACGGTGTACCAAACCCAATAACAGGCTTGCCAAACGTAATTGAAATAGGTGAGTGCGCCCTTGGGAATACCGCTAACACATACGAGCGAGTTAATGTAGTTGGCTTAACGCTTGACGGCAATTACACAAACAATATCGCACCAACAACTGACTTGTTTGGTCACGGCATGATTTTGACCAAAGCCTCGCATTGTTTTATTGACGATGTGGTAGCTAAAAACTGTTTTTTAACTGGGGTTGATATTGTTATTAATTCTAATTACAACACAGTTAATGTTAAAACAATAGACTGCGGGAATGCCGATTTAGGTGGTGGGTCTTATTACCCAAACTTTGACATAAATTCTTCTAAGTATTGTCACTTTAATGTCATATCTGAAGGCGGAAAATACAGCGGCAGAATGTTAGATAATTGCTGGGGCAATACGCTTACTTTAAATGGTTATAACCCACTTTACACAGGGCTTGTCTGCAACAATCAATCAGTAAATTTTAGTTATGCCAACATTATTAATGTAACAATCGTTGATGGCTGCACATTAGGGCAAGGCGTATCAATCGGAGTTAACTGTTCAAATTCACAGATTAATGCCACAATTCAAAATGCGGCTGGAGTCGGATTTTTTGTCAATGGTGGTGCAGGTTTACCAGCCTCAGGAAATACATTTAACGTTAACACATACCAATGTGGCACAGCTGGGGTTTCTGCTGGTGCAAACTGTAATTACAATCAATTTAATATTGTGTCGAAAGAAGATGGGCGAGCTGGTCCTTCAGGTACTAGTTTTGCTATTGATTTTGACGGTTCAGACAATAACCAAATTAAAGCAATTATCCAAGAAGGTGCTATTAGTCAAGTTCGTGGTCTAATTTTTAGGTCTGGGGCAAACAACAATTCTTTAATTGATTTTGTGTTTGACCCGAATCTTGTTCAAGCGATTAATGATTTAGGTACTGGAAACTTTATTAATTTTCCAGAAGGCGTAGCTGTTTCTGTTGCGTCTGCGGCAACAATTATAATTCCTTTTAACGGAAGCCTTATCCCTATTACAGGTACGTCTGATATTGCGGACATTTTTGCTGGCATTAATGCAGGAAGATTGATAACCTTGCAATTTGCTGATTCATTGACTGTGTTTTCAACTAGCAACATTAAATTGGCTGGCGGCTCTAACTTTAGCGCAACAGCTAATGATACTCTTACATTGATTTGTGACGGAACAAACTGGATTGAAGTAGCACGAACAGTAATTTAACCCTTGATTTCATTCGGAGAATGTTATGGCTTTAGAAAAAGTAGTAGTAGTTGATCGTATCGAAGTCTTAGAAAACGGTTGCGTACAAGTACGCACCAAGACCGCCATTATGGAAGATGGCAAGCAAATATCAGGCACATTCCACCGCCACGTTGTTGCCCCAGGCGATGACTACAGAGCAGCAGATGCCAGAGTACAAGCAATTTGCAAGGCAACTCATACCGCTGAAGTAATCGCTGCGTACCAAGCTACACAGGCTGATGTTGCTCAGTAACTTATACTTAGCGCAAGGATTATTATGATTTTTCAAAAAATATTACAGCCAGTTTTCAAGCAGGTTATTGAGCGTGTTATGGAAACTGACGACTCTGTTAATAATTTGGAAATGGAAGATGGCTTTAATTTATTGCAAGAAAATGGCGATTTAATCAATTTAGAGTGAGGTCAAAATGTCAAGAGTAGTCACGCGCAGCATTACTGCCCAGAATCAATTTACGGATGCTATTCGTTTGACGGGGCTTTTTGACCTGTCTGTAGCGGGAACATTTGCAGCCACAGTCACAGTTCAACGAAGTTATGACAACGCAACTTGGCGGGATGTTGACGTTTTTACAAGTGAAGTTGAAATGACCGGCACACAAGGTGAAATGGCTTGGTATCGTGTTGGCGTTAAAACAGGCGAATTTACTAGCGCAAGCGATTTAATTGTTACAATTGCTGGTAATTCTGGTATTGATTACACACCAACGAGGTAATGATGGATCAAGATGTTTCAGTTTTAGCAGCCAGGCTGCAGTCTTTACATAAAGACGTTGGTGAAATAAAGTCAGCACTTGGCTCATTAACTGAAGCTATCACCAAGCTTGCGTTGATTGAAGAGCGTCAAACTGTAACCAACAATGCTTTAGAGAGGGCATTTGTTGCGCTAGAAAAGCTTGAGCATAGAATTGGCACACTTGAAAAAGAAGCGCCATTAAACAACAAAAGCAATATCTGGGTTGATCGAATTATTATGTTAATCGTTGGTGGATTTCTGGTGGCAGCGTGGGAAGCTATAAAGAAAAGCTAGTACCAGACGCAAAAAACTGGCTGAGTTGGTGGTCGGTAAGACTGTCTTTTGCTGGCGGGTTTTTATTAACAATGCTGGAGGCGTTTCCTAATGCGGTTTCAACTATTATCAATGTTCTCCCGAGCGTTGTCACCGAACAAGTCGGAGATGACATCCTTAAAGTCATCGGAATTGTCTGCATCGTTGCCAGCCCCATTGCCAGAGTTATCAAGCAATCACGACTTGATAACCAAAACGACTAAGCAACTTAGAAGGCATGAAGGGTTTGTAAGTCATGCATACAAAGATTCGTTGGGGTATCTGACAATAGGATACGGAAGGCTGATAGACAAAGAAAAAAATGGTGGCATAACGCAAGATGAGGCAGAATATTTGCTTGCAAACGACATAAATGGTGTTTATGAAAGTCTCACGCATTATTTATCGTTTTTTAAGAATCTTGACGCACCAAGACAAGCAGTCTTACTTAATATGGCTTTTCAGATGGGCGTACACGGCTTGCGGCAATTTAAAAATACCCTCAGACTAATTGAAGCAGGTAACTATAATGGTGCGGCAGACAATATGCTTGAATCGCTTTGGGCGCAACAAACACCTAATAGAGCGCAAGAAATGTCTACCCAAATGAGAACGGGCGTATGGCAATCTGGCTCTTAAGGTTCAGAGAATGGATTGTAGTGGCTTTGGCTGCAATTTCGGCTGTAGTTGGTATTTATCTATACGGTAGGCAGCAAGGATCGTACAGAGAGGCTCAGAAGGCTGCAGAAAGGGATCAGCAAAACGCACGGAGGGTAGAAGATGCTGCGGACAAAGCTCGTACTGTTGATGGTGATCCTGTTGACCGGCTGCGCAAGCACGGACGTATCAGAGACTGAGCGGTCAATTTGCAGAGAGCTGCAAAGAGATTTACCGACTTATTCTACTAAAGATACAAAAGAAACGCTGGAATCAGGCGCCAAATTTATAGATGTATTTCACGCAATTTGCGGGGTGTGATATGTGGTTAGCCATTATTTATGTGTGTTTTTCTAGTGCGCAAGTAAGATGCGACTTTGTTACAGCAACTTTACCTACAAAGATGGAATGCTTAAAAACACTATCTCAAGTAGTACCAGTTTTACAGCTAGATGATGAAGTGCTTATGTATGATAAGAAGTGCATTCAACTATCTACTGTTTAGTTGTTATCTAGTATGCTTGTTTAGTAGATTGCTTTTTGGTGGACAAACCTAGCCTATCCTAAGTTTGCCTTCATACGCTTGCTTTCTGGAGCCACGTAACCCGTCAGTCTTTCGGTGTAAGGGCACTAACTTCGCCACCCTTGTCGCTGTCTCACACCTAACCCCACAGTAGCGACTTATCCCCAAACCCTGCCGTCTATTAACCCGACAGTCTGGCGGTTGCATAGACACAAAAAAAACCGCTTAAATCTGCATCTTGGTGAGAGAACATAAGATTGTAGCCCTATGTTCAAGATACAGACTTAAACGGTCTGTTTCGCCTCTCA